AAGTTTCGACCAGAAACCTTTAACCTCTCTACCAATAGCGATAACTTCATCCGCAGTGGCTCTAATCTCCACAAAAGACTCTTTAGCTTGTTTGTATAGCTCACAGCCAGCTTGGATGTTCTTAACAAGACCAGCCGCAAGGAGACAGATGCTGATTGGATCAATTTCAGTCTCCTTTTTTCAAGGAATCTTCAATTCGTGCTTTAAGTTTGCGGTCTTTAACAAACTGATTTGCGGCACGAATACCAGACAAAACAGGAACTGGCAATCCAGTCACCATACCAGTCAAGCCAGCTTCAGTTATAGCCGTCAAGATAACGCCAGCAGTGCCAGATGTATTGACTAAAGTGCCGGGAGGCACAGTCTGGACATATTGCAAAACTTCATTCAGGTCACGAACTTTTTGCGCTTTGTCTTTACCAAGAACAATGTCCAAACGACCATTCTTGTCAAGGCTATTGATTGCTTCATTCAACTTTGCTGGAGAGACAATCTTTCTTCCCATTGAGTCAGTGCCAAGGCCACTTGTTGACACTTCCTCTATGTGCTTGATGGTTGAACCCTGAATCTCATTCCATGCAGTCTGTCCATCCTTGCCGCTAGTGTAAAGAACACGCTTCAAGAACGTGATTTCTTCAGGGCTACCATTCAGGATAGATTTTTGAAAGACTTGGCTAGCCTCTACCTTGGGGTCATCCTTGCCTTTTACCTTGGTAAGTAAATTAGAAACAATGGCACGACCTTCAAACTTTCTGGCTTGCTGTTCTCTGACTGCTCTGGCTTGCTTATACAAGTCACCGCCAGCACTTTCAGTAGAGTCATCAATGACTTGCTTGATGCTACTGCCAAACGATTTGTTTGTTGCGTCAACACCCATAGTCTTATTGACTGTTCTACGCAACAGTTCTGTATTTGCCAAAGTAGTAGGAACAGCCTGAACAGTTCCATCTTCCAACTCTGTCAATATTCCAAGCTGAATACCCTTGCTCTTTGCGACACTAATAACAGGCGCAACAGTAGATTCAGGCATATTTTCATTGATGTATGTAGCCAATGAATCCAAGGTTACTGGAGCTTCAAGTTCACCGGCAGTTTCAGCCTTCTTGTATGCGGCAGTGGTCTTAGCCTTTGCGCCTTGCCATCCTTGAGACAAAGCATCAATGACCTTGTTTCCTGTAGCCGCAAAGCCAGACTGAGCCGCTTCAGCACCAGTCATTTCCATCAAGGAATCAAAGTTCTGCAAAACTTCCAGATTGTTCTGCTCTGCTCTTGCCCTCAATGGTGCGCCTTGCTGACCCTTCATCTGTTCTTTTTCAAACGCAAGTTGTTCAGCTTCACGACTTCTTGCACCTTTGGTAAGAGTGACAGGAACAGGCAAACTCTCAGCAGTAGTTTGTCTGACTAACTCCATAGGAGTAGCCGCAGCACCGCCACTAGCACGACCAGTAGTTATTGCTGGAGGAGGTAATGCATCTCTTGCTGCCGCTCTTACATCAGCAGTAACTTGTCTGATTGCGGGAACAACTTGACCCTTACCGCCAGAAAGTAAGCCAGATGGCAATACTGGCTGTAATGGCACAAGTTCAGCACCTATCTCGCCAAGTGCTTTAACTTGCTCTTGACCAGCTTGAGTCCTTGGTGCATAAGTGTATTGCTGACCACCCAAAGCGGCTCGTTCTTCAATGCGTCTAGCGGCCTCTGGAGTGCCAAACTGACCAGTCTTGGCCTCCTCATAAGCACCAGTTAAAGCGCCTCCAACAGTGCCTAAAAGACCTGTAGTTCCACCAGTCAACAAGGTTAAGCCTGTCTCTCCAGCACCAATAATTTGCTCACCAAAAGTAGGTGATTTATATGGTGTTGTTTGAGTTTGCGGCTCCCTATCAACCATGCCAAGAACAGTAGCGAAATCCTCTCTAGTGGCAAGACCAGCTTGAATGGCTTTAGCCATGATTTGAGATTGAGTCGTACCCTCAGGAATATCCTGAATCACTACACCATTTGGCAGTTCAATATCCATGATTGACCTTTAATTAGTAGGAAGATCAGACCACTTGATAACAGACTTACCTTGTGGCTTTGGTTGAGTTTTAGCGGCTGGTTGTGTCTGTTGTCTGCCAGTTGGGATTTGATTGACAACTTCAGATGGTGTTGCCTTAATCAAACCTTGATATGGGTTCAAGATGTCTTCTTCAGCACCACCTAAAGTTTTTGCTTTGTTAATGTATTGCTTGCGGTACGTTTGAAGTTGAGACTCACGACCTTTAATCAAATTTGTTCCAATTGCCAGCAAATCGTTACGCTGTTCTGGGGTCAAGCTACCACCTTCAAAAACTCGTTGTGCATAACCCTTGATCTTTTGCGGAATTGATGGATTGCCAAGAATGGTGTTTTTGTCACCTTCTTGAACAGCACCAGATGGGTCATAAATCTTGCCAATGTTGAAGATTGTTGCGCCATCAGCAGTTGGGTTTCCACCTTGCGCTAACGCAACTGAAGATTGCAAAGCCTTAAATCTGCTTGCAACTTCAACATCACCGCCAGACTTCAAGAACCCTTCCCATTTACCCATTACATCAAGATTAGCTTTCGCAACTGCTGTTGGGTCACTCATATTGACTTCAATTTTCGGAGATTTCAAACCAGCCACTGCTTTTGCTCTTGCGGCAACAGCATCAAGTCCAGCCTGACCATGCTTCTCAAAAATCTTTACAGGGTCATTTGTGCGATACAAAATAAGAGCCGCATTTGACTCATCACCTGTAAATGGGATTGGTTTAGGAGCACCAGTTAAGAGTGGCTTAAATTCCTGACCCGGCAATGTTGGCTTCTGATAGATGGTCTCACCTTCTTTAGCAGTGATGGTTTCTGGCACTAATGACTTGAGAACTGCCCTTCCTTGCGGGAAAGATTGCAATCTTGCAAGTACATCGTTATTGATAGTCCCATCAGCATTTTGCAACTGACCAGCCAACTCATTAGCTACATTAACAAGGCCACGCTCTTGCATACCTAATCCACGCTCAGTCAAGTAGTCTTGAGTCTTGAGTTGATTCAACTGCTGATTTTGAGCCTGTTCCTTCACCTTCATCATCTCATTACGCAACAGGAAAGCAGCTTCTTGGTCACCTGTTTGCAATGCGGCTTGAATGGCTTGACCATACGAATCAGGGTTTGCAGGGTCAATCATGCCAAGGATTTGCTGACGCTGTGTGATCTTCTGCAACTGTGGGTCAACACCACCCAAAGCACCGCCGATAGCACCAGCCAAACCATAAGCACCTTGACCAATAGCAGCACTTGCTTGTTGGAAAGGGTCTAGTCTTGCAAACTCCATTGCTCTAGAACGAGCAAGGTCTTGTTGTTGTTGTTGGTACTGTTGTGGGCTTGTGAACAAACCTAAGATTTCTGATGCCATGACTTTTCCTTATGGATAAAATGCTGTTGGTTGGTTGTAATAACCTTCATAAGCACTTGGGCTAATGTTGTATCCAGCCGCACCAGATGGAGTGCCTCCACTAAACAAGTTACCAAACGCATTTTGTAACTGAGGATTCTGTGCGCCTGACATCAATGCTTGTGCAAATGGGTTGTAAGCATTTGCTTGACCTCTTAGTTGAGCAGCACTCGTACCACCAGCAAGCAAAGCATTGGCAGCACTAGGACTCATACCTTTAGCGCCCAAGTTAATGCCAATATCCAAAGGCTGTTGACCAACACCTTCAATAGCTTTCTCTTGGCCAAAATAAGCCTCAAATGGACGCAAAGCACCAACTTGACCAGTCTGATACTGATCTAACAAGTTAGAGCCAACACCAAACAAACCAGCACCAAACTTCAATTGCTCTTGTCCAGCTTGTTGAGCTTGAGCAGCCAACTGTGCATCTTGTTGCGCCAATGCGTTGTAGTAGGCTTCCATCTCAGGAGTAGTAGCACCCAAACCAGCACCACCGCCCGGACGCATACCTGTAGCACCTACAGACAATCCACCACGACCAGTTTGGAACAACTGATTCTGCAACTGAGACATTTGACGCTCACGGCTAGGAGCCAACAAGTCTTGTTGACGAGCCATGTATTGAGCCGCAACCTGTTCAGGACTTTGAGCTAGATACTGCTGACCAAGGCCATACAAGCTACTAGCCGCACCAGTCAAAGGAGCATACTGTTGACCAGCCTGTTCTGCCTGACTCAAAGCACCGCCAGATAAAGACCTTAACCTATCTTGATAGGCTTGCAGTTCAGGACTAACTTGGTAAGAAGCGCCAGAAACACGGCCAGACTCGTCAGTTTGGAACTGAGAGCCACCAAAGCGTGTGGTAACACCTACAGGTCGAAAACGAGCTTCTTCAGCCGCTAATTTAGCCGCTTCTATCTCAGCGTTTGCTTGAGTACGAGCCGCTCGTTCAGCAGACTTGCCCTGCATAAATCCACCAAGTAAACTAGCACCAGCTAAAAGTAAAGGAACCATCTTATTTCTCCTGTTTCATTAAAGTCACGCAGATTTTTTTGTTCATCTGGTTAAACTCATCTTTGCTCATTACCTTGGAAAAGAAAACTTCATAGCTTTTGTTTATGTTGCAAACAAGTGGTCTTTCCTCATAAATACTGCACAAATTGTCTTTAGTCAGGTGCATACAATTTACTTTCTTGCAACATAGTCCACACTTTTCACATTCAAACGAATTCATACAAAATAACGCCGTTAGCAATCATGCTCTTATTTTTATTGAGACTCAAGTGCGGCAATGCGTACTGCTTGTGCATCAACCAATGCCTTAAGCTCTTGAATTGCTTTAATCAAACGAGAAGCATTTTTATCTAAACCAGACAAAGATAAATATCCATCAGCGTTTTCTGAAATTAAGTCGGGATAAATTTGTTGAACTTCTTGTGCAATAAAACCAATTTGGTGGCCTTTGCTTGCTTTGTAATCAAACTCTACAGGGCGCAACGCCATGATGTTTGAAAGTTGTGAAGGCAAATCTACAATGTTTTCTTTTAATCTAGCGTCAGAAGTTGTGTAAAACGCAGCTTGTGAATCACCATTGCCTGAAATCCCACCATTCCCATTGCTACCTGAGTTGTAAGAGAACGATGCATAGAGTTGAGATGTACTGGCTGTTGAACCAGCTTTTATGAGGGTTAAAACAACAGATGAGTCTGCCGTTGTGCTATTTCCCAGAACAAGAGCAGGTTTAGCCGCCGCAACAGTAAATGTATTGGTGCTAAGAGTTGCAGCCGTAGTTCCTACTAAGAAATTGCCAGAAGAATCTTTTCCTATTTGTCCAGAGCCAATATTAATAACTCCAGTACCTCCAGTTAACGTACCTGTATAGGATGGGTTAGATGCCGCTAGAGTACCCAAGTTGGTTCGTGCATCTGCCGCTGATGTTGCCCCTGTACCGCCATTAGCTACTGCTATGGTGCTTGAAGAATCGTACTTAGTTGCTACAGCAGTTGCAATGTTATTGAACTCAGTATCAATCTCAGTTCCCTTAACAACTTTGTTAGCATCGCCAGTTGTTAGTGAGTCCTTGGCTGCAAAGTTTACTGTTTTCGTGTAGTTTGACATGATTGCTCCTTATGCAAGTTTGCCTGTTTTGGTTTGAATCTCAATCTTTTGGAATGAAATTGGTGACCCGTTAATGTTAATCTCAAATCCTGTTTGAACGACTTTTCCTGACCCGCTGCCGTATGCAGTTAATTCTTCCAAAATTATGCCCGTTGCATATTCTGCAATGTTGTATTCGCCAATGCCATACTCAGAAACAGCTTGCGTTGGTATAGAAATTGTCTGCGATTGGTAACTTGATGAAAAATCGTAGCCCCAAAATACTGATACCGCTTGGTTACTACCACCTACAACAAGAACCTTAATTCTCTTGATGATTGAGGTTTGCCCATCATTGCCCAAGTCAGCATTGTTTGTGTAATATTCCATTCGGTAAGACGAAGTGTCATCTTGGTAGCCAGTGTATTTTGCTACAAAACCAGTTTTACCCAAGAGCAAATCACCATTACGGCGAGAGCAAAAACTTTGCGGAGTAATGTTGTCCCATATCGTTACACGATAAGAACCATCTTCCAAAGTTGTCTTTGTATCAAAGCAAAAAACTTTGTTTGCAGTAGGGCAAGTCAAGAGGTAAAAACCGTTCTGCTCAGAATAGACCGACCTCAATTGCGTGTCTGATTCACTTGCAACTATGCCTAAGAAATCATTTCTAATATTCTTTGACAAGTCGCCTAAAGGAGCAGATTTCTCTTGCACTGTTCTCAAAACTGAACGCAATCCGCTACCACTTAAAAAAACTACATCCTTGCCTGTATTTTGAATTGTGTCTCGTGCTATACAACCAACACTTGAAATTGTGTCGGAAAGCGTCATAGTTGATGGAGTTGTGGCGTTTGCATAAACCAAGATTTGCCGTCTACCAAAGATAAACAAAAATCCGTTATGTGCTGCTAGCCCAACTATTTCATCAGCGCCGTTAGACCAAACACGAGAAACATCTAACGATCCTGCCGTACCAGTAGACCAGACATGGCCTGACAACAAATCGCTAAACGATACTGTTGTGTTGTTAGTAGTTGTATTAGCCGCCCAAATACGTCCATAAGCAGAGATAGCCACGTTTGCTTTTGGCACAGTACCAGCGTAACCTGACTTTTCAGAAACTCTGCGATAAGTTGTGGTGGATACAGCAGGGTCGTAAATGATTGGGTCGTTATTTATCTGAAAGAAATACACTACGTTGTTAAGACTTGCGGCTTGCCAATTTCCTGCATTAAATGTTGGCGCAGTACCACCACCGCCATAAGTCAATTCAAGAACAGTACCTAACCCTGCAATGCCTTGCGTGTATTCAGCAAGAGGTGAACCGTTAGAGCCATATTCAGCAATGTTGTATTCAGCCACAGCACCAGCCGTAGACAAACCCAACTTAAACAGCTTGCCATTACCAAAAAACAATACAGTAAGTGTGCCATCTGTTTGAATCAACTCATGGATGACTGTGACTTCATTTGCGCCTAACGTTCCGCTAGATGTGTTGATCTTTTGGTATCCTTGTCTTGCACCTACTCGACCAAACTTGTCAATCACACAATTTAGTGCAATACCAGCAAACCCATTCGATATTTCTAACGATGGGTCTTGTGTATTCAACCCCAAAAAACCTGGGGCCGATACGCTAGAGACTTGGAGGGCTTTACTCATATCGCAACAAACTCCTGATTCTCAGGATAGCGAGTTCCTTCCAAAGCAATGTAATCAGACAACATGGATTTGTACAACTGATATGCCTCAGATGAATTCATACCACCATCTTCACCACGCTCAATCAAAGCACGAGCATAAGCATTCTGGACAACCAAAACGTCAGGAACGGCTACAACAGTAGAGTCGCTAGACAAAGTAGCTTGTGGCACTGTCAGGCTGAATGGGATGCTATACACGCCATCAGGACGAGGATACAGCGTTACCTTGGTGTCATAGCTACCATCAACACCATCAAAAGCATAATAGGATGGAATACCGTTAACAGGGGTAGAAAAGTTCTGATAACGATTCATCGTAGCAAAGTCCACATTTGTCATTTGGAGATTGCTAGTTACGTTCAACACATCAATAACTTGGAACTTCTGACCTGAACCAGTCAGAGAGTAAGAGTATGTGCCTGATGTTGTTGACAGAGTGATTGTTGTGCCAAGCACATTCCAAGCAAAAGCATCTTCAATCTGACGCTTTGCATCATTGACAAACTTGCCAATCAGGGAGGAATACGAATTGAGAGTAACAGTTGTTACTGTTGGCTCACGCAAACGGATTAAAACGTCATTTACAAGTTCAAGGTAGGTCATGTTCTTGTCAACCCTTCTTCTTCAAATGTTGCTATAAAACTGAATGAACTTGAAGACTCAGTAGTAATTTTGAGCTTATCGCCTTCTTCTAAAACAATGTACGCACCACCATCAAATTGAAGATAGGCTTTTGATGCAAGCGTGTATGCAGTCAATATATCAAGAGTGGTATTAGCACTTGCGTCAAACCATTGAACAGTTATGTGCTTGGTATTGCCGCCTGTATTGTGTATATACATCACCCTAAATTTAGAGTAATAGCCAGTCGGACAGGTATAGACTGTAGTGTCTACTGCCGCTGTGGGACTAACTCCAACTGATAATGCTCTCATTTCGCCTTTGCCTTATTCCTTGCGGAGATAGCTTTAGCTTTTGCCTTTGCGTCAGCCTTTGAGGTTGCACCCCATGCTTTTAGCGAAAGAAGCAGTCTTGTTGGTTCACCATCCTTGTACTCTGCACCAGCCATATTGCCCATGCGAGCCAAGAAACTTGCTCTGCGAGGGTTGTCCCCCGACTTCACTGGAGGCTTCAGATTGCCACCAGTTTCTGCATTATAAGATGATCTACCTTTGGCATTCAAGCCGCCTTTTGGATTTTGACCAGCTTTTGTTTGCCAAGTGGGTGTTTTCATCTACTTTACCTTTTTAGGCTTCTTTGCAGTCTTTGCTGCTTGTTTGAAGTCAGCGGCAGTAGGTGCGGCTTTAGACCCCACCTTGTTCATCTTCTCACCAGACCCTGCCTTGATACGAGCCTGTTTTGCGTTAATGTTGGCGTAGAGTCCTTGTTTCATTTCTTTTTCTTGGACTTGCCAGCCTCACTCAAAGCAATCGCAATAGCCTGTTTTTGGCTCTTGACAACAGGGCCACCCTTGCCAGAGTGCAAAGTACCTTCCTTGTACTCGCTGTATACTTTGCTTATCTTCTTTTTTTGTTTTGGAGTTGTTTTCATGTCAAACCTTTCTGAAGTTTGGGCAAAAGTGCCTGATTATGAGCAGTTTTACGAAATTAGCAATCATGGTAGATTTGCTAGATTGCGACCAGATGGAAGAATGATTAGAAAACTTAACTCTTGCACACCATATCTTAGTGTTTCTGTTAAATCTCTGAACAAGATGCCGCAAAAAAGTTTGTACATTCACACATTGGTAGCAAAAGTTTTTATTGGAGAACGTCCTGATGGATTGGTAATTAGACATCTTGATGGCAATAAATACAACAATCGAGTTGACAATCTTGCCTATGGAACTGTTCAACAAAATCATGAAGATGTTGTTAAGCATAAAACTCATCGGCACGAAAACAATGGGAGAGCATTGCTTTCTGAAAGATGTGTTATGGCAATCAAATATCTTCATACTCAAAAACTTGTTCGTTCAGTAGACCTTGCAAAAGCATTTGACATCACTGATTCAGCAATATGCGCCATTGTTAAAGGAAGAAACTGGAAAGATGACTAACCTTTTTCTGTGCTTTAGTCATTTTCATAGGGTTTCTCCTTAATACATGATTTTGGCGGTAATCGTGCCAGTTACATAAACTGTACAGTTTGCTCGCAAATACTTAGGAGCATTGGTAACTGTAACGAGTCCATCAGCAGTTAAAGCAGTTCCAAGGGTTGACCAATTTGTGCCATCAAGACTACCTTGCAACACAACAGTGGCAGAAGTGATACCACTGACTTGCAAGAACGCTGGTTGACCTGCATCAGCTTGAACAGCCTTAGAAGCACCCGTAGCGCCAACAGCACTAAGTAGGGTGACAGGAGTGGTTAAAGAGGCCATTATTTACCTCTACTAGACTTCTTCATCATGTTGGTAGCAGTCCTACCACCACGCATAGGCAAACCCATTTTTGGCTTGCCAACAGCAACCATAATAGTCACAGGAACACCCTTTTTCTTGCCGTACTCTTTGGCTTCTTTTTCGCCCTTTTCAGAGTAGGGAAACTTCTTTTTTCCGACCATAGGCATAGCGTTCTCCTTATTTCCAGATACGATCAACAATAAAGGTAACGATACCGCCCATGAAAGAAGCGATAGTCATACCCATCCAAAAACCACCTTTACCCTTGTTGGCAAGTTCCAACAGGGCTTTTACATCTGAACTCAACAAGTGCATC